GCATGGTATATGATGTAACACCTTCAACAGTTTTACTCGCTGTGTAATCATCAAGCACCTTTTGGATTCCACCCGCGACAGCCGCACCTGTTTCGCACGCTTCTTCCGGGTTGAACTCAAACACTTTGGTATCGGACAAGGTGAATCACCTCATCGCTTACCAAAGACCATGATTCGTCCACCGTTTGTGGACGGGTCCGCAAAGTTCACCTTTGTTGGTGAAGTTACATCAATTGACGCTACCAACGGTTGTGCAGAATTGTTGTTTGATAGAACAACAACACCGAGGATTTCACTCAAGAAATCCCCCAGTTCTGCGGACTCATCGGTGTTCGCGATGGTTCCGGTAATCACAATCAAATCGCCCAGTGTGTGTGGTCTGTTATCACTTACAAATGCCATATTCATTCCTCTCCTGTTGTTTCTGCTTCTTCGCCTTCGGTTATAGTATCTTCGGGTGGGTTAAGGTGCGCTTCAATCGCCGCGAGTAGTTTCGCTTTGGTGGAGAGCGCGGAGTATGAAACTCCGTTCTCATCACACCAACTCATGATGTCACCTTTCTTCCAACCCATATCGGGAATGCCATCGTTCCCACCGTCAACTGTTTCAAAGAGGTGTCCTTCAATTACGAAGTCTGCTCCGTCAACAGCCGCGCGGTTAGCATCAAGCCATTCCGCTGTCACCTCGCGAGGTTTACCCCAAAGCCACCAACCTAAGCGGCCCATATTCGCACCAGTTCGGCGCGGGCCTTTGTAGGTTATAGTAGGCACGAAGAGTCACCTCAGACTACCACTAGCAGA